AGTTGAACAGTCTGCTCTTCACTTAATTTAATCTGCTTATCCTTAAGAGAAACATTTATCTTTTCGATATTCTCAATACGCGCTCTATCTTCTTTCTCTTCTTTTAGAGATTCAATGAGCATTGATGGTAGTTGGTTTGAATCAGCCATTTCTATTATTTTTCACTCTTTCGTTTTCTTTTTTAATATAATCTTGCAGAAGTGATACATATATTTGCCTTTCCCACGGTATCATATTATCTAATTCTGTTAAACTATATTGATGATGTTGCATCATTGAAAAGTTGGTTTGATAGTGATTTGATAAAGAATCATGGGAAAGGCAGATTAGAAAAAAGATTCTAACCCTTCGATAATAATGCTATTATCATGACCACATTTATTACATTTAAATTTTACTTCTAATTGAAGCTTTGGTTGTGCAGACAAATATTTCTGAATTTCTTCTAGATGCTTGTGTGATAATGATTCAACAAATTCTTTTAAATCTTTTTCAGAAGTATCATCAGTATAATAAACACCATTGTTATCATAGATGGATTCTATACTAGCAATGATAGAATTGATAAAAATATCTTCATCCTTCTTTATTTTTGACAAATCTTCTGATTTAGCCAATGAGATAGGGCGCATAATGATACCAACTGTATCATTTAACTCAATCTTTTTATCTACACTATCATTTGGATTTTTTACTTCAGCATCCGATAGATTTACAGAAACTTCATTGTATTCTCCACACTCATCACATTTGATTTTAATCTCTGATGTTTCACCAACAGACTTTGCTCTGAGTTGAAGAAATAGATATTCTAGATCATATGTTGTTAATTCACTTGGATCAACTGTATTGAATGTACATGATTTGATAATATCTTTCAATGCACCTATAATCTGCAGATTATCCTTTGACTCTTGAGCCATCATGAGAATCTTCTCTTCTTTTACAAGGAAGGGACGAAACTCAATTGTCTTTTTAGATGACGGTATCACCGCCGTATATTTACTTGTTTCTAATTTTGGTAATGCCATACTATTACAATAATCTTGTTATTCCTCCAATCGCGTTCTTAATTCCAGAAAGAGCAGAGGACAATCCTCCTTCTGGTACAAAATCTTCATATGTCATTGTTACTGACAATTTCTGTATCCCATCTTGTGTAGAGTTATTTAGATCAACTGCTTGAACACTTACAGGATATGCATTTAATAATTTTATTCCATAAACAGGAATATTTTTTTCATTGAGTTGCTGAATAACAACATCCCTTTGATAATCAGCATTATAATTTAATTTATAACTATCTGGGTTAATGATCATGCTTGACCACTTATCAAACATCTTCTTCATATAATAATCATTAGTTAGATGAAAAGAGAATGTCACATCTTCATTGATATAACTATTAGGTACTTTTACAGTCTGTCTAAATTCTGAATGCTCAACTGTTTGTATTTGTCTGCCTGGTATTGAACAACTCTCGCATAATATTCCCACATCACGTGGATCATTTACTAATGATCTAGGATTAAAATTACCAGATATTGCGCTTATAGCAATTTCCTGTAGATCAATATTAAGTAAGGATTGCTCTGGTGGTGACATGAAGACCGCGAATCTGTTTGTTCTAGCGAGACCTCCACGTTTACCTATTGATGATTTAAAATCATCGATTGAACCTGGTGCTACTGTTGATGCTATATCTGTAAATAATGACATTATATTTTTTTCCTTGATTCAGCCCAGACCTTAGATTTATCGGCTTTCTTAAAGTTTTCTGTTGGCATAAACAAAACTGTTTCCCACTGATCAGCAGGAACTTCGACAATCTTAGATTTTACATGCTTGGTTAAATAGTGTTTAAAGCAAGGGCCGAATGCGCTCATCTTGGATGCACCCTTTAAAAGATCATATGATAATTTTAATTTTGTGTTACTATTGTAACTTTTATTATTTGCATATCCTGTAAGTTTATCAAAGAAAAGAGCCCTTTGCTTATGAGGTAAGTAGTGTAAATTCAAACCATAGAAACCACCCTTTGCTTTTTCAACCATAAAGATCAAAGGAAATCTATCATAGTAAGGCAATGTTTTCTTATGTTTTGGATCATAGAAGTACATAAACATTCTACCAGATAAAGGTTTCGCGCGTGTTTTAAAGTTATCATCTTTAAGTAACTTGGCACGACTAATATTAGTCATATCCTTTAATTTACCACGAAACCACGCGAGAGATTTTTTAGTATTCTTTTCGATACCCGCCCTAAATGCATTAGCCTGTAGTTTATCTGTATAAGAACTTGCCATATAGATCTATTTATATCATTATGTGAGTAGTTTTATACCCATTTTCTTCAAAGTGGTTTCATCCCAAATCTGAAATATCAATCCATTCCTTGAAGCAAAGTCTTGTGCAGCTTCCCATTTCGATATATTTTTAGCATAAGTCATTACCTCATTGATATACTTCTTTGTTTTTCGAGAAGATTTTTTTGGAGGTTGTGTCTGTTTCTTTGGTTTTATTTCAATGAGATAACACTTACCATCTTTCATTCGAATAAAAACATCAGTGAAGTACCTATGCATTTTTCCATCGGTCTTACATTTATATGGTATTACTATTTCTTCACTGTTCCAACCTATTATATCAGAATTATCATCACACCATCTAAACACTTGTCTTTCCCAATGAGATCTATATGTGATATTACTAAAGTCGCCTTCGTATTTTTTTAAATTCTTTGGCTTAAATTTACCCTTATAATATTTCATGTATAAATAGTATTTATATGAGTATTAATATCGACACTAGTTCATTTAAAATACCAAAACTTCCCTCAGTCTCTGATGTATTTCAGATTGATGAATATGTGGCTACCGGCTCACCCATATTGATGTTTCCACCAAATATGAGAGGTCAATCAGATCATCTACCTCTAATAGAATTTAAAGTATGGCAGGATGAGAATACAAGTGAGGCTGAAAATACTGCTGTTTATCTACCTATTCCATCAAATATTAGTTTTAATGATTCATCTTCCTTTAACACAATCAATCTAGAAAAAATCGGTTCAAAGGTAGTTCAACAAGTTGAAGAAGGTGATAAAAATATTAAAGAAGCTGCTTCATCATTCTCAACCTCTATACTGGATTCAATTGATGCGATCTCAGCAAAATTTATGCCAGGAGGTATTGGAGATTATAAAGCACTCAAAGCAAATAAGATAGTCAATCCAAATAGTAATACAACATTTGAAGGTAATAATATTAGAAATTTTTCCTTTACATTCAAGTTAGTTGCAAGATCACAACCAGAGGCTGTACAGATTAGAGATATACATAATTTATTTAGAAAATATTCATATGCTGCTAATGTTACAGAAGGGTCAAATTTTTATCTCTCATATCCATGTCCTTGGACTATCAAATTTATAAACTCTGGTGGTGATGAGAATCCATATATACCAGGAATCTGGTCATGTTACTTGACTAATATAGAATCTGTGTTTAATTCAACATCAAATATGTATTTCAATGATGATGCACCACTTGAAGTTGATATTACTCTCACCTTCCAAGAAACACGAGTTCTAAATAGAACTGATATATTAAATATTAAGAAAGATGATGCTCGAGGTATAGTCGCGGACGAAAGCTCTGGAAGATTTAAGGCAGGAACAACGACATTATCCCCGCCGCCAGATGGTGGAGAAAATATAGAAGTAACAGGTGAAGGAGGAAATTAAATATGGCATTTTTTAAACAGTTTCCAGCAATATCATATAATACTTTATCTGATGGTATTATCAATGATGTGATTGATATCTTTCGTCATGTAGATGTTAATGAAGTATTAATTGATAATGCATCTACATATACTTTTTATGAGATAAAGAATGGAGAAAGACCTGATACAGTGTCAAGTAGATTATATGGGACACCTGATTATTATTGGACATTCTTTGTCACAAATGATTCTCTTAAATCTGGTCTTAATTCATGGCCGATGGAATACAATCAACACAAGTCATGGATTGATCAAGAGTATGGTGATTATTCTGTATTAATTTTTGCTCCAATTCAAAAGAGAGTAATAATTGACGGTGAAGATACTCTAGAACATATCGATTATATGGGTGGGTTAGATTTTACTAACGTTGAGATTATCGATGAAGATAATAATAGTGCAGAGATTTTAAAATATGATATCAATTCCCTACAACTCTGGGTACATGATGTATCGAGTACATCTTTCTTAGCTAAAGATAAATTCAGACTTCGGTATAAAGAAAATCCATATCAAGGTGAAGAATATGAAGAGTTTGAAAAACAAAGACTTGACTGGTTAAAGAGTATATATCTTTGGACGCAGAAAAATTATCCAACCTCTTATTATTCTTTTACTCTTAGAGATTTAGAAGAAGATGGGATCGTGTTTGATACACCAGAATATTATGAATTATTTTATACTGAATATTTCCAGTCCATTATTTTTGAAAGTAGAAAAGTATTCGCAAAAGCTTATAATGCTCCGAAATTTTATTTAGATGCTGACATTGAAGAAAATAGTATTATCTCTGGTTTCCAAGCATATAATTTAGAATATGATCTTTCTGAACTTGAGATAGAGCCTTATATGAGAGGACAGCTTGAGGAATATGAAGAGGTTTATTCATCCTTTACAAAGGGATTAGTGACTGATGTGACAAATGATACATATACCAATACATATACAAGTGGTTCATATTTCATTTATAGACCAAATCCTATATCTACTAGTATTTCGTATTTAGAATATGAAGAAGAGAAAAACTTTGAAAGAAGAAAAATAAGAATTATCCGAAAAGAAGTCATTGACGATTTTGTTGATAGATATAAAGAACTTATTAAATCATAATGCCATCTTCAAATATAAATGTTTTAGAACAAGGTTCTAAGAAAGCACCAACACCAGATTCTTTCAACTGTAAAGAAATTCTTATTAGAAATTATAAGGGTGTAGAAAAGGATATTCGCAATCTTGTTGTCAAATTCACTATTAGCGAAAGTCTATACATGAATAGTATAGTTGCTAAATTTGATATTAATGATTCCGCTAATTTCTTTGAAGAATTTCCAATTACAGGACAAGAAACCATACAGTTAAAGTTGGAAAGAAAATCTGCTTTTACGACGGGAGAGCCTGTTGAAATAATTGATCTTTTCTTGTTTGTTACTGAATATCCATTATATGGTAGATCTGGTCAACACAGACATGTGTATAGCTTATCCGCAATATCACCACATGCATATACATCATCTTTTAGAAAAATTTCTCGTTCATATGATGGACTTCTTTCAGATGAAATAGAAAATATAATTGTAAATGATCTTAAAGTACCAAAAGATAAATTTAAATTAACTGGCGCGCCGATTTCAAGATCAAAGGGTATTATTAATATTCAAGCACCTCTTAATGCAGCCAACTGGTTTCTTTCAAAGACATTTGATGAGAAGCTTGCGCCGTTCTTCTTATTTCAAACACTATGGGGTAATGTACAGTTATCATCTCTGTCATCATTCATTGAACAGAAGCCATATGGAGAATATATTTATACTAAAGGATTTGCAAAAAATGCACAGACAAGTGAGGATTATCTAGAAAGATCTAAGAGAATAATGGAGCTTGCATCTGATCTCAATATTGGTAAGATGTTTCAAGGTAAAGAAGGTGCCTTTGGTTCAAAAAATAATTATCTTGATTATACTTCAAAGACATATACAAATTATATCTATGAATATAATAAAGACTTACTATCAAAAGATAATTCTTTAGAAGACGGTACAGTATTATCTAAATCATTCCGTTCTTCATCTGAAGAGATTGATACTCTATCGGAAGCACACTGTGAATACACAAGTATTAATACTGGCGCTTATAATACAGAGAAAAATTTTAATGCTCTGAGAAAAGAGACAAAGGGGATAACAAAGGCATATCATGAGGTACTTGATACTAAATCACATGAAATAGTATTATGTGGAGATATGGGATTGAATCCAGGTCGTGTTATAGATCTTAAATTTCAGAGAGCTATTGATCCACAAAGTATGAAAAAGATGATCGATAAAGATCCACGTGATTTATGGGATGAACACCTATCGGGTAGATATATGATTGTCTCTACGATTCATACCTTTAACGAAAGTAAATATTATACTAGTGTAAAGGTGAAACGTGATTCCTTTTCAATTGATATAAGTAAATAATATTATGCACGACGATTTTATATATGGTAAAGGATTTCACTGGTTCACTGGTGTCATCGAAGATATTAATGATCCCGAAGAGATGGGTCGTTATAAAGTAAGGTGTTTTGGTTATCATACAGAAAATAAACAGAATATCTCAACAGAAGACTTGCCTTGGGCACATGTAATGTTACCTATTACCTCTGCAAGTATGACTGGAATAGGTCAATCTGCAACTGGTATACTTCAAGGAAGTTGGGTAGTTGGATTCTTTCGAGATGGTACAAATGCACAAGATCCTCTTATTATAGGTTCTGTTCCATCTCGTGTAACTAGTGTTGCTAATGTAGAAGTTGGTTTCAATGACCCCAATGGCTTTTATCCAAGGGCATCTTATATAGCTGAAGATGTCGATACACCTCGTGCAGCTCGATCTAAATACAGTCAATCTCAACCTTATGTAACAAAGGAGGATATAAGGCAAGAAGAGATTGAAACTGCGATACCTCCGCGAGTTACTTCCATATCACCCGACAAAGATGATACCTATTATAATAGAAGTACTTGGGAGAATCGCAAACTTGAAGAGATTATTAATCCTGTCTATCCTGCGAATCATGTGCATGAGTCTGAGTCTGGTCATATAAAAGAGATTGATGATACTCCGAATTATGAGAGATTGTCTAACTTCCATACCTCTGGTACTTATGAAGAGATTGTATCTAACGGAGATAAGACCGTGACTGTTGTTGGCGATGAGTATGAGGTTACCTTTAAGAGTAAGAACATGTATATCAAAGGTAACGTGAACTTGACTGTTGATGGTGATATGAAAACTCTTGTCAAAGGGAATTACCATCTCGAAGTCGAAGGAGACAAAACAGAATATGTGAAAGGTACACGCACGAGTAAGATTGGTCAGAACGAATTAATCGAAATCGACCAAGAGCGTAGTATTAATGTAGCGGAGAATTTTACGTCACGCATAGGCGGTAATGAAATAAGGGATGTAGTGGTCGATAGCACAACCAACATCACTGGCAATCATAAACTTGCTATTATATTAAATTCTGATACTACAGTAAATGGTTCAAATAGCACTACAGCAATCGGCAATTTCACAATGACCGCAGGCGGTACTCTTACAGCAGTTTCTGATTCTACTATGAAACTTGACACAAATTCTGACATCGATATTGATGCACTGAATAATATTGTAATAACAACTCCATCTAATGTAGATATTGATGGTGCAAGAATTGACTTAAATTAATATGGCTATTAACTGTTCTAGTAACGCTAAGCTTGATGCTCTTAATGCGAAGAAAGATGCTCTGAATTCAAAGGTTGCGGAGATGCAATCTTTGGGAGCAGGTGCTATGGCAGATCTCAAAGCGAAGGCAGATGAGATGAAAGATGCTCTACTTGCTGCGGTTCCCAAGCCGCCCGCGATTCCGAATTTCAAAAAAGAACTTGATGGGTTAAAAGGCAAGGTGGGTAAAGAGCTTGCAGAAGCGAAGGCAGCATTTAAAGAACGGTGGGGCGATGCTCTACCTGATATCGATATAGATGGTCTTATGGATAAGGTGTCTGCGGCAAAGAGTTTAGTCGATAACTTTGAAGAAGATCTTAATGATTTCGTGAGCGGCGCTGTCAGTAATATTACGGGTGGTGTGCCGGAGTTCGATTTCTGTAAGGATGTACCCAATATCGACGCACCTAAGGTGAGTGCTGAAGGTAAAGTAGAAGAGGTTAAGATGAAGACTGAAGAACCAACTGTGGCTGCTGATATACCAGAGAAGGTCGCACCAGTTGTACCTACTGTTGTAGAGAAGGAGAAGCAGGTAAGCGAGTCAGGTCTAATCGAGAAATCTTTTTCAGAGTTGCTCGATGATCTAGCACCTTATAGGAAAGAGATTGATGAGCTGATTGCACCATTCTTACCTGCAATAAAAAAATACGCTAAAAGCGAAAAGAAAATGGCGCTTAATAAAAAATACAAAAAGCTCAAGGAGAAAATTGCAAAGGCAAATCTAAAGGAAAGTGAGTATTATAACTCTGTTGCTTCGAGTGCTGAAAAGGAACTGATTGAGGAAAAGTGGCAATATTACAACGACGGGAAGACGGCATTCTATAATAAAAAGCTTATCTTTCATTACTATACAATGCACATACAAGGTATGCAAGTTGGTATAGATGCAATGGAATTTCTGGCGGCGCAGCAGGAAGCTGATCCAAATGCAGAAGGACACGTGATGCATTACAACAGAATTACATTTAATAACGGTGTTGTGACAATCACCCCTGCGATTGTAGATGGTATGAAATGGTGGCCCAAGGTGAAAGAAATAAATTCACGATACGTAGATGCAGTCGAGGCTTTTAATAATTACAAACACTAGTAGTCATGATGGAGTATTAGTTGGTTATGCCAAGATCCAGCTTAAACATGAAGCTATTATAGATGATTTAAGAAAGTATAAGGCTTGATATGTTAGGTAAATTCTTATAAATAGATTATATGTCAAATGTACTCTCAGATTATAATAAGAATAG